CACCGATCCGAATCACCTGTATGTTGAGACTATAGGCGGGTCAGCGAAACTGTCCACGCATCTTGCTGATCGCAACCTTCGCAGCGTCTGCGATGTCAGACTGGACATACGCAGGCATGACGATCTGCACACGGTGCATCTGCTTGGGTTCGACAACGACTGGCGCAAGTCTGACATGGTCAGGCACATTGCAGCCGAGAGCCTTGAGGCTTGCGGTGCTCACGATGCCCTTGCTCACGGCGTTGATCAGTGCTTCTTGGTTCGACGGAATCGAGACCACGGAAACCTCGAGGAGTTTCCACTTGCTGTAGACCTGCTTGACACCTGCGCCGTACCTCGTTACATCTTCCTTGCTCGCCCTTCGCACACCGCCATCGACTGGCATGTATCCGATCGACACACCACGCAGCGCACCAAATTTCATCAACGCTCCAACGGTGTCAGGCAGCCACTCGCCGACATGCGTATCAGGGCGAGGCACAAGTTCAAAATCAGCATCGATTGACGCTTCGCCTCTGCGCATCGTCTTCATGATTCCGATGGGCTTGTTTGGATCGTGCGAGTAAAGCAAGACTGGATTGTCCTCGTACTCCTTCGAGTTCATGCCGCTCGGGATCACGACATCCTGATCACGGTCGATGGCGTGCGTTGTGATGATCGCCGTGAACTTTGTCAGTCCATCGCCGATCGCCTTGAATGTTGCGTTGCAAGTTTTTTGTAGGTTCATTCGTCTGGTCCTTCGTAGTCGATCACTGGTAGCAAACTGCACCTGCAGTTGGGATGCAGAGGCGGTCCGCTCGTGTCATCAAAGTCTAGTGCCATAGTTGCGCCACTTGCGCCTGTGATGGTTGAGCCTCGCTCGTAGAACGCATCCTTCACGCCGACTGACTTCTCGCCGAACTCTTTCGCTGCGGCTTCGCAGAACTCGCAAGCATACGGAGACACGAGCCATGTCTTACCCTTCACGACACCGCTTGCCTCCCACGCTGCATTCTGTCCGTCCGTGTATGCACGAGCAGACTCTGTGCGTGCGATCGTCTGCGCACGGTTCTCGTCGAAGCCTGCTTCCTCGAGCAGCCCGATGACATCTGTGCCTGTCGCTGTCTCCTCGATGCCGACACGGATGATGTTTGCCACACGCTCGGCGAGCGACTCGCTGACTGATCGTGCCATGCGGATGGCTGCACGATTTGTCGCCTCAACGACGAACTCGGAAGCCTTGCCTGATAGCAGACCTCCGAGTGGATCGTTCGGTCCACCAGGTGGCAATCCTGCCGCACCAGCAACCAACGATGCGCCCTGATCGAATCCAGCCTCTGCGATTGTTTGTGCGTATGGCTTGGCCGTGTTTGCTAGATCGTCGATGAGTTTCTTCTGCGATGCCTTGAGTGCCGCCTGGACTTCTTCAAGTTGTCGCTGTGTGACGGTGTCGCCTGCACGGATCGATGCGGAGAGTTTGCGTGAGACTTCTTCGATGACCTTGTCGATGTCGGCTTGTATGCCTTCAGCAAACGCACGAACCGCTCGAGCCTCGGTCGCCTCGAATGTCTCGGTGATGCCGTCCTTGACGATGACCTGCTTCTCGGCGGTGAAGTCGATCCACCACAGCGGTGGCTTTGCAGACTTGCAATTCTTGCATGGGCAGGACTTGGCGTGCGTCATGAGATCGCAGTTCCAACGCTGTTAATTGTGTTTGAACCGATTGGGTAAAATCGAATGTACGAGCCAATCTCCATTGTGTTCGTCCCACCTGGTGCTGCGCTAAATGTGATTTGTGGATTGACAGTTCCCGCAGCGTTAACTCGCATTATGCCCTCAAATTTTACAATGTTAAACGCAACTGCATTTGTTGCATTCACAATTCCACCATCAACAGCAGCAAAGAAATTTGTATCCTGCGCTCGTACCGGACTTGTTGGTGTAGAACCCAAGTTATATGACATAGTCGTCCAAGTACAGTTTGTGATCGTTGCGGTTGTTAAGGCGAAACTCATTGATATGGTGTGAGTCGTTGCGCCTGTTGTCTTGATGAGATAAAAACCATCGAACATATATGTTGTCGCAGCCTGTACAGATATTGTGTTTAATGTAAAAAACGCATTTTGAGCAGTTGCGCCACTTGTCAATGCAAGTGCAGCCGATGGACAGATGACCTGCACAGTCGGCGTGACACCTGTTCCTGCGGGGACTACTGTCTTGAGCGCAAGCGCAGTTGCTGACGCTGCGGAGATGCAAGCGGTCGCATCGAGCGTCAGTTGACCGAACAACTTTGTCTCTGTCGTGGACGATGTGCCGATCACGGTCGTGTTCGAGCCGATCCCAACTGCGCTTGCTCCGATCACGATGGAGTTGGTGTTTCCCAATGCTGCGACATCCGCACTTGATCCGATGACACAATTGTTCGAGCCTGTCGTGATCAGATCGCCAGCCACATATCCGATGCAAGTATTGTCTGCGCCACTTGTGATCAGTTTTGCGCTTCGATAACCCACGCCTGTATTGTTTGCGCCTGTGCATGGACCTGACAGCACCGAGTCTCCAACAGCAACATTGAAATTCCCAGCGCAGTCATAAGCAGCCGTGTATCCGAATGCTGTGACATTGCTTCCGCTGTTGCTGTATCCCGCATAGCCACCAAAGGCGCAAAGACCGCTACCACTATTTCCATCGGCAGAAAAATAACCGACGCCAGTCACATTGTTTGCAGTATTTGCACGCAGCGAACGATTGCCAATCGCAGTGCATGAAGTTCCTGTTGCTTCATCCGATGCAGCATTTCCAAAACTTGTATTTGTGGCACTGGTTGCGTCTGCACCCGTGAATCCGATGCCAGCCTTGACGCCGTTGATAAACGAGTCCTTTGCAATGCCTGCGCCACCTGCGATGATGACTGCGCCTGTGGTCGACGATGTCGATGCGGTTGTGTTTGTGCCTGTGATGACTCCGCTTGTGTTCACGGCGGTCAGCGTTCCAACCGATGTGATCGACGGCTGCGCTGCGGTTGTGACCGTGCCTGCAGTCGTTGCGCTTGTTGCAGTCGTTGCAGTGTTTGCAGTCAATGCATTGCTTGCGCTTGTGGCAAGAGTTGCAGTCGCTGCGTTGCCCGAGATGCTGCCTGCGATCGTGTTTACCACGATCAAATTTTCAAGCGTTCCAACAGATTCCAAACTTGAATCGACAACATTCGCTGCAAGCGTTGCGCCCGTCAATGTGCCTGCCGCTGCTGCGCCTCCGCCGCCATCCTCGCCCTTGATGCCACGCACACCTTGCGCACCACGACTCACAAGCAACTCCCAACCGAACCCGACTGGTGGTGCTTGGTTAGTCGCAGCGACGCACACATACGCAGAGCCACTCACGCCGACAACATCGCCGATCCAGTACTCGATATCACTTCGATATGTGCCACGCCACACCATGCCCGCTTCGCCCTTGTCGCCCTGAGGACCGACTGCGCCCATCTCACCCTTCGATCCGTCGAGTCCCTTTGCGCCGTGCGCACCATCTGCACCACGCAGACCGTCGATGCCGTGAATGCCGTCCGCACCAGTTGCGCCATCGATGCCGTCCTTGCCGTTTTCAGGAATGCGTGTGACCTTCGCCAGCGCAATCATGTTGCGAATTGCAATCACTCGAGGATCTTTGCGCCGCAACTTCGACACGGCCGCCTTAATCTTTTCCTTGTCGCTCACGCCTCGTCTCCGAGTGCTTCGGTCAGCATCGTCACGATCTCGTCGAGTGACTTTGTGCGGTCCTTCATCGCATCGAGTTCAGCCTGCAACGCCTCGATCTTTGGTTGTTGTTGAACTGCGTCCCACGCCTTCGCCTCCATCGCTGCGATCTTGATGCGTGCATTCGCCATCTTTTCTTCTCGTGCCATTTCTTGAAGCATGGTGTCAGCATTACCCTTGCTTTCGCCTGCAAGTTCCTCCGCCTTGCGTGAAGCCCATGCAACGCCTGCACCGTCGGGACTGTTCGGATCGCCGCCCCAAAGCATCCAAGCGATCGCACCTGCGCTCGGGTATCCCTCGTCGCCTGATCGTGCGCCGACTGCATCGAGGTCGACACGGTGGCGAGCAAAGAAACTGTTCATGCGTCCGACCGTGTCAGGAGAAAGCGAGACCATGTTGCCGATGTCTCTCGCTCGTGCAACGCCGACGGCAGTTCCTCCACGACCGAACTCCTCACGATACTTGAGGCCTCGGAGTGCGAGTGTCGCCATCTCATCGGTCGGTGTCGTGTCGACATCGCTCAACGCCTTTGCTGCAGGTTGTTCAACCTCTGCGGTCGGTGGCAACTGCGCAGGCTCGTCGACTGGTGCAGGTGCAGGAGCGGGTGCTGCGTAGGCAGGCATAGGAGCAGGTGCGCCAAACGGCGAGACTGGTGGCACTCCACCGAGTGGCAAGCCGTTCACATGCAGCATGTCTGCGTGCGGTGTCTCGAGTGCTTCGTAGCCTTCCTCGAGTCGTGCTTCGTTTGGTGTACGCCAACCGCCAGCAACTGCGACCGATCGCTCGGCAGAGTCTGCGACTCGGTTCTCGGGAACGGGATTGTCATACGCAAGATATGCATCCTCATGGATGCCGAACATCGGCAGGAGTCGACTGTTCAAGGTCTCCTCGTCCATCCTGCAGATCGGAGCGATCGTGGTCTCTCGCCACATCGCATATCCCGCCTGCGCACTTGCAAGGTTCGGATCATTACTTTTCAGCATGGAAATTGGTGTTCCGAAGGTGGCGGCAATTTCTTCGACGATGTCATCTCGACCAGTCAGATCCTTGCTTGGGAAGTTGAGCGGCATCAGTTGGATGTCGCCGCTGATCGTGACCATACGACCACTTTTGCGTGTCCCCTGGTGCAGCGACCGCATCGACTCCTCGAACCGCCGCATCGATGCCTCACTTGCGCCACCCTTGACAATGGCTGCATAGTCGGGAC